TGCACCAACCGAGGACATAAGAGCTATACCTGTAACAACTAGACCAAGATTATCTTTAAGTTTTTTAAACACTACTTACCTATTGGACAAGTGTTACACATTCCAGTACATAATCCACAAATCATTAGCCACCTATTTTCCAGATTATTTCTGTAATCTCTGAATCAATATTTTGTATTATATTAAGCACATCTGATACTTTAGAATTTGCGTTTATTACCTCTACTTGTAAGGCAGTAACTTCTTGTTGTAAATCGTTTACTGTTTTAAATAACCAACCTACTAATCCTGCAAGCCCACCTTGTAATATCTGGTTTAGATTAATTTTAGCTTCCATTAATCCTCGAATGTTGCCTTTGGTTTATATTGTTCCAAGGCATGTTGAATTACAGTTATAAAAGAACTCATAAAAGCAACTCCTAAAAGTTGTATTACGTCTGCGTCAATAATGCCTGTTGAGTTAGCTAAATATAGTGATATTGCTGATTGTAAACCTGTTCTAAATGCCTTTGAAAACATAAATTTCCAATAAGCTTTCCAATTATTTTTTTTCATTTTTCTCCTAAAACTATTCTTCCTCAACTTTACCACCGAATTGCCTTCGGTTGTAGTCTTTACATTTTTTATTTCCACACAAAAACTTACCTGTATTAGCAATATACAGAAGATCGTTTTTGCATTTTGGACATGGGATTTTTATAGAGGGATTCCTCTCGCTGATATGTTATTTACAGTATAGCAGGTTTAATTAATTTTCCTAGATTGTATTTTTTTAAGATTTTTAAGTTCTTTTATGATCGTATCAAACTTTCTGTCTATGACATCAGCAAGAATTACATGATCTTTAGCTAGATTATCTACTTTAGGGGCCAAATCTATATTGCTATATTTAATAGTTACTTTTTCTCCATTTAATAATGCGTCCCTAACTTTAGGATACATTTTCTTGTATGCGTCACCCGATCCACCTACAAAACCATCTTTGCCTTTATCTAAATCTTGTTGTGTTTCCCCAAGCAATAAACAACCTGCCGTGTGAGAATCTGTATTGCCCGTATGAATTAAAATATACTTAAAATTAGGTACATCTTGTAGTTCTAACATTCCTTTATGAAAGGTACTTCCATATCTTGCAGTATATTTAGTATCGAATCCACCAATATTTCTAAACTTTATATTATAAGTTCCTAACGGGATCGCAGTTTCTGAATGAACTTTTATGTCCCTTACTTCATCTTCTAAAGTATAACACTCGAACACGTTGTCAATAAAAAGTAAACCATTAGTAGCGTCTTTACCAAACTGTGTCCTGATGACATCAAGTTTCATTATTCCGGTTTAGGATTATCTGCTTTTACTTGTGCTATATGATCTGCCCAAGTAGTTGTTTCATTAACAGAGTCCCAATATTGCATATCTAATTGATCTTGTACACTTGCATACGCTTCTTGTCTAGCAGTTTTGTAACCATTTTCTTGTTGGTCAAATTTACTATTAGCTAGATCAACAATAGCTTGGTCGTATTCAGCGTCTGTAAACTCTCTACGCTCATTATTTACTTGTGCGTACATTGGTTTAGCGTCCTCGATCTCTTGAGTTGCTACTACTGTTAGTTCTTCTAATGTTGCCATAATTATCCTTTCTTAACAGTATGAATTATACCATACTGTTTTAATCGCTACTTGCGTAGTCCGTATAACTTAAACTCACCAGTTACAAGGTTTCCGCTATTCATAAAAAATTGTACACCTTTTATAATTTGCGTTAATTCTAATACTGCTCCTCCATGCATTCCTCTAAGAGTTGATGAATTGTTTACATATGCAGTATTTTGTGTCACATGTGTAAACTCACTTGCATTGTTTGCACCAAAAATATATGTAGTACCATTTCCTAATTCTCCTGCTGTTGTACCAATATAATTATCTACTGCCATAAAATAAGTTCCACCACCATAAGCATTCTCTGGTGTTGTGTTAGCGCGATTTACTAACCATGCTTGTCTTACACTTGTAGAAGTTATAGGATTGTTTGAAGCGTCTAACATTCTAAATAATAATGGTTGACTATCTGTTTCTGGCGATACATTGTTATGTGTAACCATATAAGTACCAAAACTATTATCCCAATTAGCACCACCTAAAGTAATTGACGCGTCATTACTAGCGGTTTTACTTTCAATTAAAACTAATGCACCTGCCATTATTCAACTCCATATATTGTTGCGGTTACTTCTTTTTCTCCATGTTGTGTTAACTTTAAACCACTTATAATTTCTGATGTTTTATGACATCCTTTACCTATACTTCCTAGCAGATTACTATCTTGACTAACACCTTCAAATGTAAAGAATGTAAACTTTGCTATGTCTGCATTAAAAATTCTTATTATAGCTCCACCACCTTGATTAGAAGCGTTTACTCCAGTAACTATTGGATTTATATTGCTTGCATTACTACCGAACCAAGTTCTATCAAAAGATCCACCAGATTTTTGTTCTATTGAAGTACTTTGATATTCAACACCATCAACTAATGTATTACTATTATCATAAACTTGCATAGACATGTAACCACCGCCACCACCATCTATTACTTTTAAGTAAATCCTGTATTCGTTATAACCTTTACCAAATATATTTTGTAAATTAAAAGAAGCAACTCTACCATCTGTTTCAAAATGTTGTAAAAAATTCATTATTTGTACACCTTAATTCCATATAGACTTGCTTCATTAACAGATATATTCCCACTTGTTGTAGTCAGTCTAATACCATCAACTTGTGTTGGAACATTGTTAGAACCACTACCATAATTAAACATATATTCATTTGAAAATTCATTACCATAAGAACACATGTGCGTTGTCATACTGTACTTAGAACTATCGCCTAAGTTATAAAAGTACACATAACCACCTAATGTAGCGTTTGTATCATTACCAAGTAACCTAGCTATTTCTATATATGTTGATGATGTGCTTCTATTTTCTGAAAATGTTCCACTATCTGCTCTACCAGTTTGGTTAGCCCATTGATTACCAGCTTCTACAAAAGAACTTGAACCTGCATTTCTCATTCTAATTGCACCTGTTTGACCATCTGTTGCGACTGAAAAGTTTTGTATTGTTAAAAAATGTATATCGTATTCAGTTTCTTTTATATCAGTAAAGTCAATAGCTGCAACTCCACTACCAGTTTTAGTTTCAATAAATTCTAATTGTCCTAGTTGTGTCCACTTATCATCACGATCTAAATTATAAATATCAGTAGGAGAAAATAAACCGCTATTAGAAAATGGTTTTTGTACTGGTCCTTCTGGTATGTATCCAAATTTACTCATTATAATACCTTGTACAAAACAAATGTACTTCCTGCTTGAAAGCCACCACCACCTGTTTGATTAGTGTTTATGTGTATGCCGTCATGTGAAGTTGTTTCTGCTTTTGTACCACCTTGTACAAAACCTGAAGGTGTTGTATAAGAATATACATTTTCCATTGTTACAAGACTATATTCACTAGCGTTATAAAAATTATATAAAAAAGCAAAACCATTTAATGAATGTGGTGCTTCTTGCATTCCGTCAGTCCACCTAATTATATCTTGTGGCGAATTAGCAAAGTCTTGCAAAGCACTTCCACTATTTAACTTTGTCCACGCAATTTGAAAGTTGTTAGTTGTATCAGCAGAGCCACCTGTTGTTGGTTGCATATCACATATACCACCTGCTCCACCAACGTGTACATTATTAAGAGCTAACATATAAACATTATTTGAATCTATGCCAGTCATGGTAACAAGTCTTGTTTCAGAACCTGCTTCAATTATTGTTTTGTTTACTTGTACTAAATTCATTAATCTACCTGTAACCCGTATACTTTAATGTTATTTATTGTAATATTACCCGAACCATTTCTAAAAAAATGAATCCCTGTTATTGAGCTTGTTTGATGTAAACTTGCAATACCTTTTCTTCCTACTGTACCTACTGTACTTGGCGAACTATTGTGCCACATAGAGTAAGTATAACAAGTGCTATGAAATGGATTATAAACATATAGAACACTACCATTACCTTTTTGTAAAGTATCATCATAAGCAATAGCGTCTATATAAGTAGCAGATGTACTTTGAGTTACTCCATCAGTACCATAACTTCTCATAATTTTAGAACAATGGTCATAATCAGTAGCAACAACACTACCACCACTATTAACAAATCTATAATCTAAATTAGCACCACCACCTAAAGCGTCATAATCAGTAACAGTTATTTTATATACTTCAAAATCGGCATTAAAAATATCTGTAACAGATACATTTGCAACATTAGTAGCAGTTGTTTCACTAATTAATCTTAAGTTACTCATAACTGTTTTATTCCATAAAGAGATACAGTACCTGTCCAATTATTACTGTTAGTTGTTAAAACTTGTATAGCATTCATAGTTTCAGCAGTATCATAAAGACCATTACCATAGGTAAATGTTGTTTCTTCCATTGACTGAAATGTTGTAAAACTGTATTTACTTGCGTTTCCTAAAGCATATAAATACATATAGCCACCTCTATTTTGGTTTTGACTATCGCTTAAAAATTCTAAATAACTTAAACCTGTATTATCAACCTCGCCAAAACTACCACCTGTTGTTAAATACTTTAAAGCTAATTCATACTTTGTTCCTGCCTCATAAGAAGTTCCACCGTCATTAGATAAACGAACAGAAATAGATGTATTAAGTGAACTACATTCTACATTTGTAGCTTGAAGAAAGTGTACATCATAAACATTTTCTTTTATTGCAGTAAACTGTAGTGAATTACCACTAGATAAAGTTTGTGTTTGTATAAGTTCTAATGAACCACCCCAACTACCGTCTTTAGTTAATTGAAGTATGTCACTAGGTGTATATAAACCAGTATTCTT